GGTGTTGTCTTTGAGAATTGTAAATTTGACAATGGTATGTTGGAGATTGATACTGAAAGTTCAGTAACATTCTTAGGATTAGAAGAACAAACCGAAGAAAGAAATAGACAAAGAATCAAAGACTTGTTAGACAAGAGAAAAGAAAAAAACCAACAACAAAATTAATTTAAAATGAAAGAAAAAATATTAGAACCGAATAATGACCGATTCGTTATCTTCCCTATAGAACATAACGATATATGGGAATTTTATAAACAACACCAAGCCGCGTTTTGGACGGCAGAAGAAGTGGATTTATCTAACGATATTAGAGATTGGGAAAATCTATCTGATAATGAGAGGTTCTTCCTTAAAAATGTATTAGCGTTCTTTGCGGCGTCTGATGGTATTGTTAATGAAAACTTGGCTGAGAATTTCTTAAAAGAAGTTCAATATGCTGAAGCAAAGTTCTTCTACGGATTCCAAATTATGATGGAGAACATTCACTCATTAATGTATTCATTATTGATTGATACTTACGTATCTGACGAGAAAGAAAAGGATGAATGTTTTCACGCAATTGACAGATTACCTGCCGTTCAAAAGAAAGCTAAATGGGCTCTTGATTGGATTGAAAACTCTTCATTTCAAGAAAGATTAGTGGCGTTTGCGGTGGTTGAAGGTATATTCTTCTCCGGTTCATTCTGTTCTATCTTTTGGATGAAATCAAGAGGAATTATGCAAGGATTGTGTAACGCTAATAGTCTTATTTTTAAAGATGAAAACTTACACTGTGATTTTGCTATCCATTTGATTAACAATCACGTTGAGAACAAACCAACAGAGAAAAGAATTAAAGAAATTTTATTATCTGCGTTAGAGATTGAAAAAGAGTTTATTACTGAGTCATTACCTGTATCTTTAATAGGTATGAATTCAAATTTGATGAAACAATATCTTGAATTTGTAACTGACGGACTATTAGTTAAGTTTGGATGTAAGAAACATTTTAATGTGGAACAACCATTCAAATTTATGGAACAAATAGCTGTCGAGACAAAGGGTAATTTCTTTGAGTCAAGAACTATGGAATACCAAAAGGCGAAATTAGGTGAGTCATTAACATTTACAGAAGATTTTTAAAATATGATGTCATTAAAGATAAAAAAAAGAGGGGGTGACGAGGTGTCGTTTAACCCCCAAAAAATATACAGTCGAGTAAAAAGAGCTGCTAAAGGGTTAAACGTTAATGCTGATGAGGTATTCATTAAGGTGATTACTTCTGTTCCGACTGAAGGTGTGATTACCACAAAAGAGTTAGATAAATTGGTTTACGAGATTGCTGCGGCTTATACCGGTAGTCATCACGATTATTCAAGATTGGCTTCTTCGGTGGCTATTTCTGCGTATCATAAAGAAACTGACGAAAGTTTCTGTAATACTATGAAACGTTTACACGAGGATGGAGTTATTAATGACATATTAATTGATACTATTAACGAATATGGTTGGGGGGATATTGATTCTGTAATAAATCACGAGAATGATTACAATTTTGATTATTTTGCGTGGAAATCATTACAGGAAATGTATTTGTTGAAGACTCCACAAGGTGTTGTTGTTGAAAGACCGCAACATATGTATATGAGAGTTGCTTTATGGGTTACTAAATCATTTGAAGAGGCGGTTGAATACTACAATTCGTTATCAAATCAACTTATCTCTCCGGCAACCCCAATTATGATTAATGCGGGAACTAAAACACCTCAATTAGCGTCCTGTGTGTTGAAATACAATAACGGGGATTCAAGACAAGGTTTATTAGACACCTTTAATGATATTTCAACGTATTCATCAGATGCTGCAGGTATTGGATTATGTATGTCTAACATTCGTAGTAAAGAGAGTCGTATTAACTCATCAGGTGGATTTGCCGGTGGTTTATTGAAATACCTAAAGATTGTTAACGAAGGACTGAGATTCTTTAATCAACAAGGTAGAAGACCGGGTAGCGCCGCCATCTACATAGAACCTTGGCATAAAGACATTATGGACTTACTTGAAATCAAAAAGAATACAGGTGCTGAGGAGTTGAGAGCAAAAGATTTGTTTACGTCAATTTGGTTACCGGACAACTTTATGAACGCGGTTAAGAACAATGATGATTGGTACTTATTCTGCCCTAACGACATTGTTAAAGCGGGTATTAAACCATTACAAGAGGCTTACGGTGATGAGTATGAATCAAACTACAACAAAGCGGTTGAACTTGGTTTAGGTAAGAAAGTGAAAGCTCAGACAATTTGGAATAAAATTATTGAATCTCAGGTTGAAACCGGAGTTCCTTACTTATGTTCTAAAGATAGTGCAAACAGAAAAACAAACCATCAAAACATTGGGGTGATTAAACAATCTAACCTATGTAATGAGATTTACCAATATACTGATGAAAACACCACAGCAATCTGTACATTATCATCTATGGTATTGAAAAACTTTATTATTAAAGGTGAGTTTGATTTCAAGTTACTTTACAGTGAGGTTAGAAAGGTTGTTAGAGCACTTAACAAAGTTGTTGACATTAATAGTTACTCAACTGAACAAGGTAGAAAAGGTGGTTTAGAACAAAGAGCGATTGCGATTGGAACTCAAGGTCTTGCTGACGTATTCTTCTTAATGGATTATATCTTCACGACTGAAGAGGCAAAACAATTAAACAAAGAAATTTTTGAAACAATCTATTTTGCTGCAATCACCGAAAGTATGAACTTATGTAAAACAGGTGAATACAAACCATATAAATTCTTTAAAGGGTCACCAATGTCAAAAGGGATATTTCAATTTGATATGTGGGGATTAGATTACGAAGGATTAGGTAGAATGTGGGATTGGGACTCACTTAAATTAGAGGTGTCCAACCACGGGGTTTGTAACTCATTATTTACGGCTCAGATGCCGGTAGCATCTTCGGCTAAAATCACAGGTTCATTTGAAATGACAGAACCGGCTCACTCGGCATTATTTAATCGTCGTGTGGTTGGGGGAGAAATTTTAATTGTTAATAAATACTTAATTAACGATTTTGAAAAGTTAGGTGTTTGGTGTGAGGATTTAAAAAATGAAATCATAATGAATGAAGGTTCTGTTCAAAACATTAACTTTAATCATTATTTGGACACGGAAGATAAGAATTACAATAAAAAGGTAAAAAGAATTGAACATTTAATTCCTAAATATAGAACAATTTGGGAAATATCTCAAAGAGAACTTATTGATATGGCGGCTGACAGAGCACCATTTATTGACCAATCACAGTCGATGAATATCTATATGTCTGAACCAACATTATCAAAGATTTCATCATCTCACTTCCATTCTTGGGGTAAAGGATTAAAAACTCTTTGTTACTATGTTAGAACAAAAGCAATATCAACCGGGGCAAAACATTTGGCAGTTGATATTACAAAAGTACAACAACCAAAGACTATTGAAAAACCAACGGTAGATTTAACACAAAAACCTACTGACACAGAATTTGAGTGTTTTGGGTGTGGTTCTTAATTAAATTAAAATAATTATAACAATAATCACGACTTCGGTCGTGATTTTTTATTTTACTCTATTTATAAGAAATAATTACGACACTATATTTATAGTTATGGCAGATGGAACAACATATGGTTTAACTTTTCCTTTCAGAGAATCTTTTGATGGGAAATACTTAGATTTATCAGATTATAATGACCAAGAGATTAGGTCTAACTTAATACACCTTTTATTAACAAGAAAAGGTAGTAGATATTATTTACCGGATTTTGGGACAAGATTATATGAGTTTATTTTTGAACCATTAGATGGTCCAACATTTTCAGAAATAGAATCTGAAATACGAGAATCCGCGGGAAACTATTTACCGGGGATAACAATAACTAACATTAGTGTCCAAGCCGCCTCAGAGGGTAGTGAAGATAAAGGTAGTTATATAAATGATAACGATGAGAGAATATTTCGGGTACCAAATATGTCGAATAAAGAACATACAGCGAAAGTTAAGATTGATTACACCATCAACAATGATGTGTTTAATAGTAGTGACTTTGTAATTATTAATATATAAAATTATGGCAAACAAGAAAATTTCCTACACAACAAGGGATTTCCAATCAATCAGAACTGAGTTAATTAACTTCACTAAAACGTATTATCCGGACACGATTCAAAACTTCAATGACGCGTCTGTTTTTTCTGTATTATTAGATTTGAACGCTGCGGTAACGGATAACTTACAATTTAACATTGATAGAAGTATTCAAGAGACAGTTCTTCAATATGCTCAACAAAGGTCGTCAGTTTTTAATATAGCAAAAACTTATGGATTAAAAGTTCCGGGTATGAGACCATCGGTTGCTTTAGTTGATTTTTCAATTACAGTTCCTGCTTTTGGGGATAAAGAAGATTTACGATATTGTGGTATTCTAAGAAGAGGGTCACAAGTTAATGGTGCCGGACAAGTATTTGAAACGGTTTATGATATTGATTTTGCATCACCAATTAATGGTGAGGGATTCCCTAACAGATTGAAAATACCTAATTTTGACTCAAATAATAAATTATTAAATTATACCATTACTAAACGAGAAACTGTTGTGAATGGAACAACAAAAGTGTTTAAGAAAGTAATTACACCAAATGATGTTAAACCTTTTTACGATTTATTCTTACCTGATAAAAATGTTTTGGGGATTACTAGTGTTTTATTAAAAGATAGTACTCAGTATACTAACATTCCGTCAGTACAAGAGTTCTTAGGATTAGATAACAGATGGTATGAAGTGGACGCTTTAGCGGAAGATAGAGTGTTTGTTGAAGACCCAACAAAAGTGTCGGATTCTCCGGGAATTAAGGTTGGTAAGTATATTCAAACTAGTACTAAGTTTATTAGTGAATTTACACCTGAAGGATTTTTAAAAATAACTTTTGGTGGAGGTTCTCAATCTGCTGATGAACAGTTAAGAGAATTTGCTAGAGATGGATATCAATTAAATCTATATAAGTATTCTAACAACTTAGCGTTAGGTAGTACTTTAAAACCAAATACAACGTTATTCATACAATATAGAGTTGGTGGTGGTGTTGGTAGTAATATTGGTGTTAACGCTATTACTCAAATAGGTACGGTCTCGTTCTTTGTTAATGGACCTTCAGATAGTATTAACACAACTGTAGTAAATTCATTAAGATGTACAAATGTAACGGCAGCTATTGGAGGTGCAAGTTTTCCAACAACTGAGGAAGTAAGGAATTTAGTTTCGTATAATTTCTCATCACAAAAAAGAGCGGTTACTGTTAATGATTATGAATCTATAATTAGAACAATGCCTTCACAATTTGGAGCACCGGCTAAGGTATCTATTACAGAAAATAATAATAAAATAGTGGTTCAAATGTTATCTTATGATGAAACAGGTAGATTAACAGAAGTAATTTCAAATACATTAAAAAATAATGTTGCAAATTATTTATCAAACTATCGTATGATAAATGATTATGTTTCAATACAAAGTGCTAATGTTATTGATTTAAGTTTTAATATTGATGTTGTTTTAGATAATACTCAAAACCAAGGAACAGTTATTTCACAAATTATTACAATTGTGTCAGAATATTTCGACCCATTAAATAGACAACTTGGTGAAAATGTTAATATTTCCGAATTAAGAAGATTAATACAAAGTGAAAATGGGGTAATATCATTATCGGATATTCAAGTATTCAACCAAGTTGGGGGGCAATACTCATCATCTCAAACATCTCAACGATATTTGAATAGTACCACACATCAAATAGAATTGATTGACGATACAATTTTTGCGGAACCAAACCAAACATATCAAATAAAATATCCTAATAAAGATATAAACATTAGGGTTAAAAATTTAAAAACTGTCAACTTCTCTTGATAGAGTAATATTAGTTACTTATTTTTAGAGAATGGATGTATTATATGATTTTCTTGAAGTTATTAAAGGTAACAATGGAACGTGGGCTCAATCAATATTTAATGGTTTAATTTTAAACATTAGATTTATTATTGGTTTAGTTATTTTCATTTATTTTTTTAAAAAATTTAATAAATTAAAATCGTTTGAAACTTTAATAGTTTTAATTTCTGTTATTTTTATAATTAGCGAATGTCGTTTATTTTATGATAGACGAAAATTGGAAACTTTACATAATGAAGTATCTTATTTTAACAAAAACACTGAAAATTTAATAATTGTGGTGCAAGGTGCTAATAACCCATTTACTGACGCAATTGATTATAATAAAACACAGGTTGATTTTACAAAGTCCCGAGATATTGATGGGTTAGGATTGATTGAAAACAAATTAAGTAATTCAACAACTAAAGTTATTACTTATGTTGGGACTCATAGTTATACTTTAACTCCTGAAGACGTGTATGAAACTGTCTATTATTATAGATTATTTAAACCTAAAGGTAAAATAATATTAGTTGGACATAGTGTTGGTGGGTATGGTTTGACGGAAGTTTTAGATAAGTTAAATACAAATAACGTTTCTGTTGATTTAGTGATATTTTTAGATAACGCTGATAAATTACATAATAATTTTGATTATAAAGTTAAATCCAATGTTAAATATGTGATTAATTTTACATCACAAAAATGGGCTGATAATTTTTATTTCTTTACCAATGCGGGTGGGGTGGTTAGTCGAGGTTTAAAAAATAATGTTACCAATATCCTTAATTTAAAAATCCCTAAAACAACACATACAAGTATTGATAATAAAATTCCGAATGATATCTCAAATATTATTTACGATTACTTAAAAAATAACTCTAATCCAATTAATTTCACCAAAAAATATAAGTTTTAAACATAATTTATTTTTAAAAATTATGAATTATCTTTTAAAAATAGTGTATAAACTATTTATTTAAAAAGATAAAAAATGTCAAAGTCATATAGAGTAAGAACGAAGGTCGGTGTCGATACTTCTTTGAAAGTATTAATTGAACAAGAATTCGAGCATTTAGAAATTCTCTCCTTAAAAATATTGCAAAGTGATATCTACACAAGACAATGCTCCGATTATGGTGTTATTGTTGGACGTGTTAGTGTTAACAATGGTTTTGGTATTCCAAACGCTAAAGTTTCTATCTTTATTCCTATTGATAGTGTAGACCAAAAAGACCCTATTATATCGGAACTATATCCGTATAAAACATTGTTAGATAATAATGATGATGGATATAGATATAATTTATTACCTTATATTAAATCATATAGTGCTCACATTCCTACTGGGACTTTCTTTACAAGAAAAGATGTTTTAACGGACCCAATTTTAATTGAAGTTTACGACAAATATTACAAATATAATGCAACCACTAATGATAGTGGTGATTATATGATATTTGGTGTTCCTGTGGGTTCTCATACTATTGTTATGGACGTTGATTTATCTGATATTGGTGAATTCTCATTATCTCCTCAAGATTTAATTAGAATGGGGTTGGCAACTGAATATCAAGTGTCGGGAACCAATTTTAAATCATCAAGTAATTTACGTGAATTACCACAAATTATTAATCTTAGTAAATCTATTGAAGTAGAACCGTTATGGGGTCAACCTGAAGTTTGTAATTTAGGTATAACAAGAACTGATTTTGATTTAAGTAGTGAGGCAAATGTTGATATACAACCCACTTCAGTTTTTATGGGTTCAATAATATCAGGACCTAATAGTAGTGCTTTGTCTACAGGTTGTAGACCAACAAGTTCGTCGGGGCATTTATGTAATTTAACGGTTGGCCCCGGAGACATCTTGGCGATTAGACAAACAATCCAACAAGATTCTAGTGGTAGACCAATTTTAGAAAACTTTACTTTAGAAAATGGTGGTAAAGTTATTGATGAAAACGGTACTTGGATGATAGATGTTCCAATGAATCTTGATTATTATATAACTAATGAGTTTGGTGAACAAGTTTTATCGAACGACCCTGAAATTGGAATCCCAACTAAGGCAAAGTATAGATTTAAAATTAAATGGGCTCAATCACCATCTTTAGGTGAATCAGTAAAACGAGGTAATTTTTTAGTTCCAAACATTAAAGAATATAATGGGAGTAATCAACAACAATCGTACGCTTTTAGTGTTGATTGGAATGATTATGCCTATACAGGGTCAACATCAGATAATGTTACGGCTCAAAAAATTGTCCAAGAGGCGATTAATTGTGGAGATAAATTTTATTTAATGCAATATAATAAAGTTTACACTGTGTCACAATTTATTAGTGGTAGAAGAGAAGGTACTGGAATAGAACGATATATTGGTATTAAAAATATATTAGATGAAACTTGTATAGGGCTTAATAATAGATTTCCAACAAATGATGGTAATTTTAGATTTGATATTTTGTATATCATTTTTATGTTTTTTAGTATTATATTAACACCGGTATTTTTTGCGTTAATATTGATAATGCACATTTTATATTTTGTAATTTGGTTAGTACGGGAATTTGTAATATATATTTTTATTGGTTGGGCGGTATATCAAGCGGCAAATGCTTTTATTTTATCTGTATCATCATATCCAGCGTTAGGTTTAATTATTGGTTACGTAGCTTTAGGGATATTTTATCTTGGATTAGCGGTATTTTTTAGATGGTTAAAAAAACAATTGGATAAAATTGATTTAAGTGGTATAAAAGTCCCAATTTTAACTTATCCTGATTGTGAATTATGTAAATGTAACCCTAAATCGGAAACAGGTGATGAAGGGACTGATGATGGGTCAGGAGCTGCGGCTGTGGCACAAACTAATCAATCAAAACCTTGTCCGGCGATAAAGTCAGATACTACAGTCACATCCGTAACTATTTCTCCTGGCATATTTCCTCTGTTTAATGTTGGGGCTTATGATTTACCGGTAAGAAATCCTGACAACCCTAACGGATTTTACCCTGAACGTGTACAGGTATATGCACAAGATTTTGGTGGGTTAATGTACGATAATCAATACGCCTCAGAAAATATTGGGGCTCCTTATTTAACTATAACT